GCAGCACGTCCAAATACTGGCTCTTTAGGCATATATGCCTTGCCACCAATTTTGATGTTGTAATCTTCATCAAAGAATGCATCACGAATCTTAGCAAACTGTGGGTTATTATTGATAGCAGCATCATATGCAGACTTAAGACGTGGTACTGCTGCACCTTCTGGAAGATATGAACTACCAGTTGAGACGTATTTATTCTTAAGTTGGCCAGCAACATCACCAAAGTCAAACATCTTATCTAGTTCAACACTTGCAAGACGTTCCATTGCAGCAAGGTCGCCCTTATCTGCAAGAATCATATCCTTGACTACATTAGCATCTTTAGCATCATGAATTAGCGGGATTAGTCGCTCATTAACACTATACTTGCTAACAATATCAGTAATTGTACCCCAGTCTTTTGACTCAGCAAGGGTAACCATATGATTGCCAGAGATTGTCTGTACACCAGTTGTACCATTAGATGATGCATATGCAATGCCATTATCCATGTCAGTTGCTAAATCATCAAGGGTCTTTTGAGATGTAACTAGACCTGCGCGAGTACCAATTGGCTTAACAACAGCAACTTTAGCTGCTTTACCAGCAAGACCAATTGCCTTATTGCCTACAACAAAGTCACCAATACCTGTAAACCAACGACCTACAGCATTATCAACATAGTTCTTCTTAATGCTTTCATCGTTCCACAAGTCAACCTTATCTAAATCAATCTTACCTGTAGAAAGAATCATAGCAGATAGAGGTTGAATAGGAGTTAAATCTGACTTAGTTAGAGCCTGAAATGCAGATACCTTAGCGCTGCGGTTATACGCTGCCTTAATATCAGAGAACTGAAAGCCTGCTTCGTACTCACCCTTTTTATATAGTGGTGAATCTAAATCCGTTAGGAGTGCAGCAGTTGAGATTGGACGAAAGATGTAAGGAGAAAGTACTTCTTGATTTAACTTTATCGCACCCTTAAGAAGAATGTCAGCAGTGCCTTTAGTAACTTTCTTACCAGCACCGAAAACAGAACCGACAATAGGAGTGCCACTAAGTTCTTTATCAATGTTCGCCAATCCGTCTTTAACTAGATTATGAAGAGCCTGTTCTTTCTGTTGCTCTTCTGCACTAAGGTAACTTCCGCCACCTGTAAGACGCTTTGCTACGGAGCCGATGCCTGATGTGAAGGTATCCCACAACCCCATTACGGCCTCCTAAAATTTGTTTTTAATATAATACTTTTCGTTTCCGCCTTTTACATCTTCTCCAGTAAGGCTTGCGATAAACATATCGCGTTCTGCTGGTGATGCCCAAGGTATTGCGGCTAATTCCATTGCTATTGCGGCATTCTGATACCCTAGCGAATTAGCAAATTTATCTACGTTATCGAAGAAACTGCCTTCGGCAAACATCATATCTGCCATTATAGACCTGCTAAATAATTAACAAATCGCTTAAATGAATCTGGTGCATTTGGTGACTGTGCTGCCATAGCCAAATCTGGTAAGTAATCTTGCACAATCTGCATGTTTTCTTGTGGACGTGTGTTATTCTGGAATTGCTTTGGTAGCGCTTCTGAACCTGGTCCAGGGCCAAAATCTAAACCAGCAGTAATTGGTTCTGATGGATTGTTGGTTTCATCCATAAGTGTGCCAAGTTGTGGCATACTAATTCCACCATAAGGGCCTTGTGGCTTAGGTGCGTTTGCTTGAATTGATTGCATAGCCTGATTTCCTGCAATACGTGATTGATTTAATTCTTGATTTTGGCCATAGCCGAAACCTGTGTAGTTACCACTTTGTCCCGCTCCGCCAGTTGCAGATACATTTGCAGGATTATTCTGTGGAGCATTAGGGCGGTATCCGCCGCTACGTCCTGGTTTTCCTGCCATTGTATCTCCTAATTCTTATATTGTTCTACTGTGTAAAAAGGTGCTGCTGTAAATGCACTAATATTTGCTGCAACTTCTAAAGCATTTAATGGACTTGCTCCCATATAAAGTGCACCAAGTGCATAAGGTCCACCAGAACCTATAGCGTAATATCCTCTTGCATCTCGAGTAACCGATAAATCTTGGTCAATATCAAATAACTCACCATTGCATGCAATAAGAAAATGAAAGCGCTCGCCTTCTTTTTTGTCATGTGCTTCATCAAAATTATATCCATTCTTAGATAATACTTCTCGTAGAGAAGGCATTACCTTTGTAATCATAAACTTATAGATATTTTGTTTATCTGCAGCAAGTAGACGAGGTGGTGTCCACATATTTTGTACAATATCGCAAGGCAATACTTCACCACTACCAGCAATTAGAAATGCGCCACGTTCTGCATATTTCATCATATCTGGATGTGAATAAATACGTCCATCATCATCTGTGACACGTGAGTCAACTGCAATTATAGCGCAATCTGGTTTTTGAATACCAACAATTGTTGTCATCGTCCCTATTTCCTATTAACTACGAGTTGTTACTCGACCTGTTGCTTTACCTGACCCACTTAGTGTAGATAAGATTGTTTGTAAATCTGGTGCTGGTGCAGGTGCGGCCATAGGAGAGCCTCCTACTGGAGCAGCGGCTGGAGCAGGGGACGGCTGCTCGACAGGGGAAGGTGCGGCCCCAGCAGGAGGAACTTGTGGCTCTGGAGCAAATGTAGCAGCGACTGCATCTTCTAACGCTTGTCCCTTTTGGCGAGAAGCAATAACATCAGCAATCTTCTTAATGATTGGTGATGGGTCTGCACCTTGAGTTGTCATAGCAGGGATAGCCTGTGCTAGTGCTGTAATTCCACTAAGAAGGGAATTACGCATATTCTCAACTTCAATCTTCTCAACTTCTTGAGATACATTGACAGTAAATGGTAATTCACGCATAGCCATATCCTTAGAGATAAGACCGCCACCTAGGGCTTGTAGCATGAAGATAAGTCCTTGCGCTGGGTTTAGACCAGCAAGCATGCCATAACGTACATCTGCAGAGTAATCACCCTTGATGTCTTTACGTGGATGGTATGAGATTTCGTATGGTGAGCCAGAGTCTACACCACGAATTGTCTTCTCAACTGAGTATGCAACTTCATCTACTTCAAAGCAGATAGAAACTACATCACGAAGTGCAGAAGCAAAGATAGCCTGTGCTGACTTAACTTGGGTATCAAATGCACCCATAAGTGCTTGTACGCCTTGACCTGTAACAATTGAAGCATCAATGTTGCCAGAACGGCCTTCTGGATAACGAGTACCAGAGCGTAGTTCCTGATTAAGTAGTTGTCCTTGTGCAAATGCAGACTGTGGAACAGAAAGTTCTACACGACGAACTCCAGCAGGGTTAGCGGTACGAATAACCGCATCGCCACCCAACTGCAGTTCTTGAACGTCTTGTGGTAATACGATAGGCGCTTGAACGCTCTTCTCCGCTGCTTCCATCGCTAATAATGCAAAACGGTTGCGGAGAAGTTGAATACCAAGTACGTCGTCGAATTGTCCTCGCAGTTCGCCATCAATAGATGGGCGACGCGCCACGACAACCATCATCTTGCCCAGCGGATTTGCTGCGCGAGATAAAACAAGGTCACCTTTTTCAGGTAAGTAGATAATTGACTGGTCTTTATCGTAGTAACGAATCATCTCAGTCTTAGCAGTTAAGTCCTGCTTGTAGCCATCACGGCCTAGGATTTGGCTATCATACTCTGGGAACTGTGCACATAACTCACCAAGAGTCATTACATAGCGCTTAGCAAATGCCACACAGCGTCCATAGCGGTCAAATTCAGGGTAAGCCCCGATTGGGTTTTCTATGCGAATACGCGGCAGTTTTGCTTCTTCGTCCAATTCAATCATGAAAGGAACGAAACCATAGGTGATATACCAGTCAGCACCAGAGTACATCTGGACTGCTAGGTCGGAATGGTTAAAATAGTTAGATGCAATACGAGTACGCTTATCTGCAAACTTACGTGCTCTGTCGTTTACAGAGTTAGCAGATGAGCAGTTGATTGCTGGAAGTGGAGCCATAACCTCAGAGAGGTCACGTGCTACGACATCAATAAAGTTGGCTACTACGTTAGAGTCAACACCTTCTGGAAAGAAGTCAGGGTACACAGATGCAATGTGGCCCTTACGTACAGCAAGTACGTCTTGATTACGGGCATCACGCTCTGTGTGACGATAGCGCAACGATTCGACTCGCGCCGCTACCTGTTCCATTGATAATGCCATTTGAATCCTTATCCGTAGTAATCGCTCCATTGTGCTGCAAATGCATCATCTAAGTTAATAGAACCGCGCTGTGCGCGTTGCATTCTTGTAGCCCAACGGTTTTCTTGATATCTTGATATATTAGAACTTTGCTGCATCAACTCGCGTACGCGGATGATTGCAAACCAGAGTGCCATTACGCAGTCTGTTGGGTTTTTCGTATCTGGCTTCCAAGTAATAAGTTGCTGCACTAGGGTCTTTAGACCTTCCGAGCCTTCATTACTTGGTAACTCCATAATGTTATTATCTTGGAATCTACCATCGCGGGTATTTCCAAAGAGCATAGACATGGAGGCTACACCAAAAGATGCGTCCCATTTGTTCTTGCCAGTAAAGTGCGAATTTAATTGGCAGCCATACTGGGCTAGAAAATTTCTTAAGTTGTCATCCAGGGCGTAAGCCTTCTGGTGAGCATTAATTTCAATACGTAATTCTTGTGGGCGGTACTTGTCAACCCATTCTTCAATTAGCGTTTGAATCTTGGCAGGAGATGGGTCTGTCATATTGACAGCATCTAGGATGTATATCATGCCATCAGCCTTGTTATAAGTTACTACTACCGCTCCAGTAGCACCTGCCATAGCAGGGTCTAGACCGATAACGGTATAACCTTCTACATGCTGTGGATGTCCAGGGACACCCGGTTTCAATGGACCACGCTTTCGCATGCCATTTACCGAACCTGCCACACAGGTAGGTGAGAAGATTGAATCTTCCTGCACATCTTCCTGCTGGTAAACCATAGCCCACACCGAAGGTGTAACTTCACTTCTACGAGTGAATAGGGCTGGGCCGTCCCATTTCTGGTACTGTCCATTCTCATCAGGCTCATCATACTCTTCGTCTTCTGGACGGTCAGTACGTGGCCAAAGAGTTTTCCAGTTCTCAGGCTTTTCGTCATATTCTAAAACCGCAGGACATGCAAAGTAGGTGAAAGGAGAAGCCCCACCTGACCACATCTTTGGGTCACGAATCTGACGGTATAAATCTATTGGCGCTACGCGGGTTCCCAGGATAAGAAGTTTACCGTGACGACCTAGACGGGTAATAACCATCGTCTGAATCCAGTTAAGCATCTTTTCCCAGTCATGGGCGTTAGAGTCCATAACTACGTCGTCTAGGATAATCAGGTCAGCACGTGCACCGTAAATCTGAGAACCAATACCTAGAGCCTGTACGGTTGGGTCTTTTTCGCCAGAGTCACGACCACTATTAAAGTGAATCATGTCGGCAGACCAAATCTTTGCGTCCTTCTCCCAACCACCTGTTGGACCATAGGCCGTTTGCATCTTAATGTAGTTAGGGTGGGTAAGTCGGTCTTTAATCTGACCTAAGAACTTACGAGCCATACCTTGTGTCTTTGAGACGATAACTACTCTAAGGTTAGGATTTGTTGCTATGCGGTAGGTCACATAGTTTGCAGTAATGGTAGTAGACTTAGCGTGCTCAGGTGGTACGTTAATAAGTACACGGTGAGGGCTAGCCTTCTGGTAGGTCATACTAGGGTGTAGCCAAGATGGCTCGTTACCTTCTAGTAAATCTACCCAGTTCTGCATATGTGGGAAAATCTTGGTATCTAGGAATGTCTCAGAGAACTCGGCAAAGCCCATGCTCTTTAGGCCGTCTAGGCCATCCTTAAATCCCTTACCCGCAAGGCGGGCGGCATCTGAAGCTTCGCGAAACTCAGGAGACTGCATCGTCCATTGACGGAAAGTACCCTCGTTACGACCTACGGCTGCCATAGCAGCAGAGACGGTAGCCCCTTGCTCTAGAAGAGCCAGAACCTTATTCTTGGCTTCTTCCTTGCCAATTGCTTGACTACCTGGTTTTCTACCCACCGTTAAATCCGTCCCTAAACGTCATTATGATACATCTGCAAAACGGCAGAATTTCCGCAAAATTATATATTATATATTATATATAGGAGTCGCGGAGTCTTAAACGGAGCGACTCCGTAATAATTATATTACATAATAGATGACCCGTTCAAACGGGTCAATTCCGAGCACAGTTGGGAAATGTTTTTCCCAGACTGTGCATTCTATGCGTGATATGTGATGTAAGTCACACATCCCGAGGATGGATTTTATATCCATACGAGGGGGGATAAATATAACAGATAAATTTTATTGGACTATATATACAGTAAATCCTTCGGATTTATAAAATCTCGGGTCAAATGAGCGCGTATATCGCGCTTGATTAGATAGATGCGCCATATATGGCGGGGAACTATCTCCCCTGTAAATCTCGCGGGGGAATATAAATGAATTTTCCTTAATAAAAATAAATAAAATCTATCGGGTGGGGATAGTTTAACTTTCAACTACTTTCCCCTAGCGTTCCACGATATGAGATGCCTAGCCGTCGGGCTAACCCGACAGGCGGGGAAATAGGCTCAAAAAAAATATCCACTTGGTACTTGAAAATCTATTTATAGGCTATACTGATGCCACGCGCAGCGCCCGTTGCGCCCCAAACAAAGGAAATGAAATGACCGCAAAGTCAAAAGCACCAAAGCAAGAAGTAAAA